TGGGGATTTTGACCACTGGTTATGATTTTCCTGCGCTGGATTGCATTGCGTTCTTGCGTTCCACAATGTCGCCTGGGCTTTACCTGCAAATGGCCGTGAGGGGCATGAGGCCCAATTTAAGCAAGACTGACTGCCTAGTGCTGGACTTTGCCGGGGTGGTGGAGCAGCATGGCCCCATCACTGCGGTTAACCCGCCACCTCGAAAGGGCGACAAGGTAGGCGAAGCGCCTATCAAGGTCTGCGACAACTGCCAAGAAATCTGCGGCTTGAGCGCCCGAGTCTGTCCGGCCTGCGGGACGTCATTCCCCGAGCCAGTGCGCCCAGCGTTGAAGCTGTCTAACCTAGACATTATGGGTTTTGAGGGTACTGACCTGGAAGTCAGTAGCTGGACATGGCGCAAGCACATCAGCCGAGCCAGTGGTAAGGAAATGTTGTCAGTAAGTTACTACGGGGGGCTGAGTGACCCGCCAGTGACCGAATACTTGGCAGTGACCCATGATGGCTACGCCGGGGAAAAGAGCAGGCGGCTGCTGGCTGATATTGCATACAAGTCAAAATCAAAATTAACTTATTTGATGGCAGATTTGCATGACATGGCCCAAATATTGACCGAGGGTCAACCACCGAGCGCCATCGAGTTTAAGCGTGAAGGCAAGTTTTTTAGCATCATTAGGAGAATGTGGACATGAGACACCCAGAGCCAGCCATCGTCACCCTGTACCGCAAGACCCTGGCAGCAGAGCCGCCAAGGGTCTGCCACACCTGTGATTTTTATCAGCCCGATGGGGTTTGCGCGGAATACAACGATACCCCGCCAGCAGAATTCGCCAGTGAGCCTGGGGGCTGCGCTCTGTGGGTGGAAGCCGTGCCATTCTGATGGAGTCCGAACACCTCCAACAGGTTAGGCTTGTAAGCTGGTTCCGGCGCAAGTACCCTGATACCCGTATCTTTGCAATACCGAACGGGGGCCATCGTGGAGCGTCTCAGGGCGCATCGTTGAAGGCCGAGGGTGTAACCCCTGGCGTACCTGACCTTTGCGTCCCTGAGTGGCTTTTGTGGCTTGAAATGAAGCGCGAGGCGGGCGGCGTGGTGTCACCAGTGCAAAGGGACTGGATACAGTACCTGGAGGGTATCGGGCACAGGGTCATCGTGGGCAATGGCTTTGAGGATGCCAAGCGCCAGATTTTGGACGTAAAAAAGCCCGAGGGTTAGTCGGGCAGGGTGGATAGGGTGGTTACAGGTTCAAAAGCACTGCCACCAGTGTGGCAAGCAGGGCTGCGAGCAGGATCAATTTGACCACCAGTTAACAAGAGCCAGGGCCAAGCAGGTAGCTATGCACAGAGCCAGCAGGTAATCCCAAATAGTTTCGTTCATTCTCCCATCCCCTTGCAAACAGGGCAGATAGCCCCATCAAACTCACCCTCACCACTGCCAGAGCAGGTATCACAGATACCGGGATCGGTGTCAGGTAGGCCATCGTCAGCCATGTAAGCTGCCCAGTCTTCGTCGTAATCGTTCATTCTAAATTCTCCAGTTAATTTATAAATACCGTACCCGCACAGGGTACAGAGCCATATGCAGGGTATCAAATAGCGTGCCCTTGTCTCCCATGTACTCTACAATTTGATTCAGGGTTACGTTATCACCCCAACCGTAGATTTGCGCGGTTCGCGCAAAATGCTTGCGACAATAATAAACATCGGCAGGCCCATATTGGCTTTCGTTGCCGTGGAGTTTGCGATAATCGCTAAATCTAGCGACAATCATTTTCGGTGTTGTTCTTACTTGCATTTTTATTCTCCAGTTAGTTAGTCTGCACAATGCAAACCCCTAAACCCTGCTCGCAGGGCTTAGAGGGTGCATTAATACGTCATGTTGGGCTTGCTTGGCAACTCATCCAGCTTTGCCCTGAGTGGCATTACATAAGCCACAGTCTTCCCTTCGTGGTCTAAGTGAGCAAATCCACAGCCAGTGCCACCTGGACGAACCTGGACACAGAATTTACGCTTGCTGATAATGTCAGCAGCATCTGCAACACGCGCCAAGTATTCAACAGCATAAAATACATGGTCTGGATATGGTGCATCGTCATGCTTGCAAACCCTGCGCCAGTCTGGAAAAATGCCGTCCATTTCAGAAACAATAGATATCTCGCCTTTAAGTGATTCAAGGGTAACTTGGCGCTTGGCGTGATGCAAAGTGTCATACTTTCCAGCAAAGCCAGCAGGCAGGGTTAACTTGATGCCGATGCGCCGATTCGCTTTAACCATGCTGGACAATGGTTCGAGTGGCATGATAAATTGACCAATTGGGCGCGATACAGTGTCAATCTGATGCACTGCAATGCTGTGCCCACAAGTAGCCACTAAAAATGCACCAGCAGGCCCAGTGTCAATGCAAACGCCCATTAGGTAATGCCTGATATCTTTTTTTGCTGCAAACAGTGCCACAGCCGCCAAGTGTCCTGGCATTATCATTAAATCATTGTCAATGGTGGTGGCGGTGGTGGTGGTTTCTGTAACGGTAGCGTGTTCCATGATATTCCTAGGTTATTTGGCATAATTGCCACAATGCCCACTGTCACTGGGCATTAGGTTAATTACGCGCCAGCTTTCAGAATCTTATCTGCTGCACTGAAAATACGCTGTGCTGATTTGTCGGATATCTCAGCACCAGATAGCCAACTTTGGATATAGCCCCTTGACTCTATTAGCCCTGGCAACTCCAACAAGCTGCAAAGGATGTAAGCCACTGACTCAGCTTCAACTTCCCTAATGTCCCTAGGTGTAGATTCACTATCTGACATTCTGTCTTCGGTAGTGTGACCAAGCACTACATGGGCTAACTCATGGAATCTAGTCTTATGTGGCAAAACAGCCAAAGGGTTAATCGCTATGGTTTTTCCAGACGCATAGCCCTGGCAGTTACCCGATGCACCGACAAACTGCACTTCGTCAATGCTGAGGGTTTGCAGTGCTTTGGTCTTATCCCATGCCGGTATGGTTACTTCATTGGCAAAATCATCGCCCTCAGTCTGGCTTAGGACAAACCAATTATTTTTAAGGGCAAACATGGAAAAGACTTCGCCAGTCTTTTCGCCTGCACTGTCTTTTTTGTTGATTGTCAAGGGCATAACCAGTGCGATAGCTTTCTGCCCCTTGCTAACTTGCCTGCCAAGCTCTGACCACCGTTTGTAGGTGGCAATTGGGCCTAACTCAATTTGTCTAGCCATGCACTGAGACCATGCCAACATCTGGTTGCCGATGCTGTAACCGTGAAAAGTGCTATAGCACTTGCTGATGATGCCTGGCTGAGTGACAGCATCGGTTAGCATGGCTGACCATGCGACTGTTTGTTTATGCTCCATTTTTTCTCCAATAGGGTTATCGGGACAATTCCCGCCACTGCCCTAGCCAGTAGGGCAGTAGCTGGCACTGTCAATGCTTAGATTTCATGTTTAGGTCAAAAGTGTCGTATCCTGCACAATCTAGCCACTCTCTAGCCAACCTTGTGTCTAGTGCAACATAGTGGATCTGATATCCGGCATATAGGGCAGGGTGATTGTGTTTGCGCCACAATGTCGTAACTCCACGTTTGACATTGATGCGATATTGATCGTCTGGTGATTCTTGGCTGATATCTGTCCAGCTTGCATTGTCAGTAGGTATAGTGCTTATGCTTTTCATGGTGTTTCTCCGGGTTTTTTGTTACAGGTTTTTGGCAATGGCGCAAAATGCCTTTTGATAAGCAAGTGCATCACTGTAGGTGTCGCAGCGCACTTTGTCTGCTACATTGCCAGCTGGATCACGTAACAGAACAGCCCACAAGCCACCTGCATCACGCTCAAATGTTACGTATGCGCCATTCTTGAATTCTTTGATTTTCATGTCGTATCCTTGGTTTTTGGTACAGCCCTATGCTGCACCATGCGACAGAGTGTAACCTAATTAGTTACCATGCAACAATCTTTTACACACTATTTTCTAGGTGTTTACCCTATGTTTTTATGCTGCACTTTTTGCATATGCATTGCACGTGCATTCTGTGCAACTGCACTTTTTGCACGTGCATGCACAAATGCACTTGTGCAATATTGCACAAAAAACAGGCAAATCTGCACGGGATGCACATATATCCTAAGATATGTGCATTCTGTGCAATGCTTGTTAGGCGAGTGCATGCGGTAAAATGGGGTTTAATGACTAGGTGGTTAGTAACTTTGGGGTTTGACTATGGCTTATGTGGCGTATGACGATGCAACAAAATCTGTGATGGTGGAGACACTGCTGGAGCAGATCGAAGTGGGGAAATCGATGCGGGAAGTCTGTCGCATGGACGGGATGCCAGATCACACTACAGTCATTCGGTGGATGCGTGACGATGCCGGACTTGCCACCAGGTACGCACGCGCACGCATGGCCCAGGCTGACACCCTGTTTGATCGAATGGAAGAGATCGAAGAGTCAGTCAAGGGTGGCACTATGGATAGCCATGCTGCCAGGGTGGTGCTGGACTCTATGCGCTGGCGTGCCAGCAAGCTGGCCCCAAAAGTCTATGGGGACCGTCTGGATGTCTCGGTCTCCGACAATCGCATCAGCATCAGCGGTGCACTGCTAGCAGCGCAGTCCCGCCTTGCACTGATGCACGATGCAGCGCACGTGCAGGATGTGCAGGATGTGCAGGCAAAAACCGAGGGCGGGGTGGGAGGGCCGGCTGACTAGGGCCACAGCTACGAAGCGGTCGCAAACAATTTTTATTTTTTCAATAATAAATATGCAAACAACAATCTACCAACCAGAAGACGAACAAGAACTTATGGCGCGTCTTTGGAGTCCTGCGCTTAAAGATAACCCACTGGCGTTTGTGTTGTATTTGTTTCCTTGGGGTCAAAAGGGTACGCCGTTGGAGTATTTCTCTGGCCCAAGGAAGTGGCAGCGTGATGTGTTGAATGACATTACTGTGCATATTGCAAAGAATAAGGGTGAGGTTAACTTTGCCGTACTCCAAGAAGCAGTATCTTCTGGGCGGGGTATTGGTAAGTCGGCACTTGTGTCATGGTTGACGATATGGATGCTGTCCACTAGGATTGGCAGCACAACCATCATCTCGGCGAACAGTGAGAACCAGCTACGGTCAATTACCTGGGCTGAGATTACCAAGTGGCTGGCGATGTCCATCAATTCTCACTGGTTTGAAGTTAGTGCAACCAGAGTGACGCCTGCAAAGTGGTTGAATGAGTTGGTGGAGCGGGATTTGAAGAAGGGAACCCGCTATTGGGGCGTGGAGGGACGGCTTTGGAGTGCGGAGAACCCGGACGCTTATGCTGGTGTACACAATTTTGATGGTGTATTGGTGATTTTTGATGAGGCGTCTGGTATTGATGACTCAATCTGGGCAGTGACGGGTGGATTTTTTACTGAGAACACGCCGAATCGCTTTTGGCTGGCGTTTTCCAACCCACGGCGCAACACGGGGTATTTTTATGAGACTTTTCACTCAAAGAGGGACTTTTGGGTGAGTAAGGTGGTGGATGCTAGGACGGTGGAGGGGACGGACAAGGCGGTTTATGAGCGGATTATTCAAGAGTACGGGCCGGACAGTGCCCAGGCGCACGTTGAGGTGTATGGTGAGTTTCCACGGGCGGGGGATGACCAGTTTATACCGTCAGATGTGGTGGATGATGCGATGAAAAGGCCGAAGTACAAGGATGCTAGTGCCCCAATCATCATTGGTGTAGACCCGGCGCGGTTTGGGGCTGATGCTACGGTGATTGCGGTGCGGCAGGGGCGGGATATTGTGGCTATTAAGAAGTACCGGGGCGATGACACTATGATGGTGGTGGGGCATATCATTGAGGCGATGGAGGAGTACAAGCCTGCAATGGTGGTGATTGATGAGGGTGGGCTGGGGGCGGGGATTGTGGATAGGCTCAAGGAGCAGCGGTACAAGATAAAGGGTGTAAACTTTGGGAATAAGGCCAAAAACCCGATCATGTACGGTAATATGAGGGCGCAGATGTGGGGGGACATGAAGGACTGGCTGAAATCTGCTAGTATTCCGCAGGATAGGTTTCTTAAAACAGACCTGATTTCGCCCTTGATGAAGCCTGATTCACGGGGTACGATCTTCTTGGAGAGCAAGAAAGAGATGAAAGCACGAGGTTTAGCTAGTCCAGACGCTGCGGATGCGATATGCGTGACGTTTGCTTTTCCTGTGGCGCATCGGGAATACCGTGAGGCAGCCCCACGCAGGTACTCGGATCACTCGGCGGTGTCTACTGGATGGATGGGAAGTTGATGGCTACTAAAAAAAGTGTATCTTTATCAGTAGGGCGCGGCGAAAAGCTGCCGGTGTCCAAGGGCGCTGGTTTGACTGCCAAGGGCCGTGCTGTATACAATGCAGCCACTGGCTCTAATTTGAAGGCTCCTGCGCCCAACCCCAAGACCAAGGCAGACCAGGGCCGCAAGGATTCATTTTGTGCAAGAATGGGCGCAGTAGCGGCGAACGCCAAAGATGGCGAACGTGCCAAGGCAGCCCTTAAACGATGGAAGTGCTAATCATGGCTACAAAGAAAATGAATCCGTTTGGCAAAGGCGAATCCAAAAAGATGGAGGCTGCTGAAAAGAAAAT